GTCCAGATGCGCGAGTTGTCTGATGCTGGGTTAAAAGCAATGCCGTTGTATGTCGAACCGCTTGTGCCAGAACCAATAACGGTTGAGCCTCGCACAAGTTGAGCAATTACATATTCGGAGTTGGCGGTGCCTGTATTTAGTTGACCCACGCACAAGATTTTGCTTGATGTACTTTGTGGCGTAATTGTTGCTGATAGCCCTGTCACATCAACAAAAGTTGCGCTTGAAAACGAAAACGCATCGGCCTTAAATGTTTCAACAACTTGCAAAATGCGGAATGCTCCGCGCAATCCATTTTGCTGTGCAGCGGTAAGAACATTGCCTGCAACAAAGGTTGCTGGGAGTGTGGTTGGGGTTGCCATAATTGCTCCTTATCCTAAAACATTTTCTGCGTCGAGTGTGCCATACACGGCGTTGTCCAATATCAATTCAAACACGATCGTGGTTGGCGCGGTGCTGTACAGCACACGGTGGCCTGTAGCAAAGTCCAAATAGTGCTCAATGCCCTCAACTGACAGCTCTTGCGCCAACTGGGTCGTGCCAGCACCGCTTGGAAATGTCTTTTCTACGGTGATGGTGTCGCCTATTTCTAGGGTTGCCAGGGTGTCTTTTTGTGGTGTGGTCAGCATTAGGAATGCGGTTTCTACTGACGTGTAGCGCGCTTCTGGTTGCGGGTTAAGCAAGTAAGACGCTGCCGTCGTGATTTCCCCTGCTTCATGCAAAAGGCTGTTGGTGATGCTGTTGGTCTGAATGAAGTATTGAGCAATAGATGCGGCGTCAGTAGCGGTTGCCGTGGTGCCGTCTAAGCCTGTTACGACCGCGCGGTTGACTACAGCGTCCGCTTCAAAGGAGATGCCCACGCCACGGTATTTGTATTCGGTGCCGTCATCGTGGAAGTCGGCTACAGATGCGGAAATGGTGTTGCCGATGCGGTTTTGGAATGTAAGCACTCCATCACGCGACATGAACAGGCGCCCAAACTCAGCGGTGTCGTTGATCTGGGCAATGTATTGCAACACGTTGGTTCCTGCCGGCACGGTGTACGACGCATCATGGCCTAGTTCTACGGTGCCAGTTGAGATGTTGCGGGCTAGGGCTGGGAAGTCAACTTCTGGTAGATCAAGCACGGTTTCTATTCGAGCACCTGATGTTTCGGCTGATGGGTTGAACTCATCTAAATAAGTTTGTGCCAGTAGGTAAAATTGGTCGGCGCAATACACGGTCACGGTGTCCAGACCGCCAAGCGCGAAGTTGTAGTCATAGTTCACGACATAACCCGAGTACAACAATTCAGGTACATCGGTAGAGCTGTATCGAATCAGTTTGACTTCGCGCATAGGAGCAAGACCAGGCTTAGATTCGGCGGTGTCGTAATACGGGCTGTTTTCGTCAAACGGGTTAAACACGCCGTCAACGTCTTGGATTGTGAATGTCATGGTGCCAGCGCTGAATGTGTCGCCAATGTCGCGTCTGCCGCGCTTTGCGGTAATTGTGGTTACGGAGTCCATGACTCCAACAAATTCGGTGGTGCCGTCTAGGACAAAGTTGCTATTGATGTAACTACTGGTTAATCCCCATGTGGCGGTGCTGGTTGATGCGTTGGCTGTGCCGTTCCATGCTTGTGCGGTGAGTGTGTAACCCGTGTAGGTGTCAGCATAAGTACCATCAAAGTAAGGGAGTGCAGATGATGCTTGCTCAATCAGTACGGCATCAACATAGTTCACGGTGGCGGTGGCACCACCCGCTTCACCTACTGTTTGGTAGACACGAAACGAACAAGACACGGCATTAGCAGGTGCGGTTCTTGTTTGACTAAACCGTTGCCATGTTGTGTTCGGGTTGTTGTTTAGGTGCGTGTCATCGAGAATTACTGAACCAGCGGAGTTGTACCACATGAAGTTACAAATAACGACTCCAGCGTCAACGGATTGCTTCAAGTAGAAACTGCCCGTGTATGACAAGCCTGCCGTGACTGTTGATCTAGTGGATTGTTGAAGTAATACGGTTCCAGAACCTAGATAAGTCAACGACGCAGACGCAACGCCTGAATAGTATTCTGCTGTTGTCCTAACAACTGTTCCTGATGTTGACCATGTTGACAAGTCAACTTCAAAGTTAGGATTGGTCACAAGGTTGGTGCGTGTGGTTGTGGTCGTGTAACCAGCCAAAATACCTTTAGTTGCATCATCAAGTGTGAACCCGTCTTGGATAAACCCTGTAGCGATCTGCAGGTCATAGTTTCCTGAATCAACGACAGCTGTGCCGGGCATCAGGCAATGTTCAGAGCCAACGGCCCTGCACTCCGTGAGTAGGCGCGCAACGCGTTGACCACGGCTTGACCGATCTCGGCGCTAGTCGAGAGTCCGCCTGTGACGTTCACAGTCACTCCCCCGCCAGTATTCATGCGGTCTAACGGCACTACGGCCTCTGGGCCTGCCTCACCAATCAAGGCAAGAGTGGGGGAGCTGACAATTCCACCCTCGGCCATGCGCGGTAGATTCATGCGACTTGCGGCTTGTGTAGCCGAATTGCCACCAATGCTAGGCAAGTTGACGTGGGCAATGGTTTTGATGTCTGGAGCAATTGGAATGGCGTTGTAAGCGCGAATGATGCCGTTGACCATCATGATTGCACCGTTTACGACTGACTCAAATGCGCCGAGTATGCCGTTGATGATTGCGTTAACGCCAGTCTTGAACCAGTCAAACTTGTTGTATGCGACGACTAGCGCGGCTACGAGTAGCGCAACGCCTGCAGCGATTAGGGCAAACGGGTTGAGAGCCATGGCAATGTTTGTGGCGACGATCGCAGCTGCGACTAAACCGATTGCGGCAGCGATAGCCAAAAATGCTTGCGGATTATCTTGAGCCCATGCAGCGAACTCGTTGAGCACAGGTAGGACGGCTTCGAGCACGGGCAACAGCGCTGCACCGATTGACTCTTTGGTTTCGCCAATTGAGTTTTTAAGAATTTTCATTTTGCCTGCAGCGGTTTCGGCGCTGGTTGCGGTAGCACCGCCAAAGGTTCCGCCGAGCACGTCCATGACTTCGTTCAGGCTTGCGCCTTCTTTGATCATCGTTGACATCTCTGGGCTCAATGATCGGAGCGCCTTAAAGTTGCCTTGGTATGCCTTTGCCAATGCGTCCGCGACGCTGGCAGAATCCATGCCGGTGGCCGTGCTGATGTCCATGACAAGGTTCATGTCGTTCATGGCAATGCCAACATCCTTGGTACCGCGCACAAGCGCTTCTAATGCTTTGCGATATTCGGTATCGGCAACGCCAGACGCTCGACTCATTGCGCTGATCTGCTTCTCTACTTGCGCGGTCTGTGCAGCGCCAGCGCCAGTCACATTCTGCAAAGTAAGCGCTAACGCGGCTTGCTCTTGCTGGTCTTCCATGGCAGCGCGTGTGGCATCGCCAAGCGCTATAGCCAATCCGCCGAGCGCAGCAGCTGCAGGAATCGCCGCTTTCTTAATCGCAAACTGTGCCTTTTCGCCAACGGTCTCAAGTTGCTGGAATTGTTTGACAGCCTTCTTTACCCCTGTGCCGTCAAACTCGCTGATAATCGGGATATTGATTGCCATTATGCAGTCTCTCTATTCGCTTCGCTCATGACGCGCTTCACCAACTGCTCCATCTCGGACATGACATCGTTTTCGCGTTGATCGTACGCTTTCCACATTACTCGCGAACGATCACCGTAGCGTTCACTTAATGCGCGGCCTAGAGCGCCAGCCATAGACATGTCAAACATCGTGCCAGTAGCACCCTTCCATTGAATGACAAAGGTGCCGACATTTGACTTATTTCCGCCGTATTCCCTGATGTTTCGCGTGTTGATTTTGGCAGCAATCTTTTGTTTCATGCCTGGTATCCACGGCAACATCTTGAACCCTGATCTAGTGCTCCAATTGCGCGCCATACCAGATAGCGGGACATTCGAGGGCACAAGATTGTTGGCGTCGTCAATAACAGGCTGAACGATCTGTTTGTAACTTGTAGTAATTTCACGGCGCAAAGATTTGTCAATTTTGTTGAGGGTCTTCAAGGCTTCTTTAAGCCCGACAACCTCAATCTTTGTTGACACTTGGTTCACGTCATCTCCGTTTTTTGTTTGCCTCGTTAAGCACTTTAATGACCGTTGTCAAGTCCCGTGAGTCAAACGCAATGTCGCTAGGCCACCAACCGACCGCGACCAGTACTTCTGCTAGTTGGCGGCGGTAGGTGCCGCGTCCGTAGGGTTTGGGTCTGTCTCGTCCAGTACCGGCAGAATGTCGATGTCAGGGTTTTTGCTTAGCCATTCGCGCCAGTTGTCACCAACTTGCTCGCCTTTGATCTTGAGGATTGTGTGCATCCAACAGGCGTAATCCGAGTACAACGGGTTTGCGGAGAGCTGTTGAATGTTGCGACGCTCAAGGCGTTCCCATTCAGTAACCACAAACAGGTTTGTGTAGTAATACTCTGGGGCGCTGTCGGCCGTGCGTTTCAATTGCAACTTAATTTTCATGTGTCTCCTATGTCGGCTTGGAGCCGTTGATTATGCGGTTGTGTCAACCGAGTACGTGCCCCCTTGGAGCTCGATCTCGTAAACACTAAGCTCACCCAAGGACGCGTTGATCACAGGCAGGCTTGAAAAATAAGTATCCGTCAAAATAAACCCTGGATTAGTTGCCGAATCAGCAGCGCTTGTTGGGTTTACTTTGACGGTGCACTTGGTGCCGAGCAACGGTGCAAGAACTGCGTACGACTCTGATGATGCGTACGATGCGTACACAGTCAAAGTCAATGAGTTGCTGAACAAGCCTGCAGTCATGGTGCGTGAAGTCTGACCAAATGCGGTGTCTTCAAGAGCTTCTGCAGTCACAGTCAACGTCGCTGCGCTGACCTGATCGGTGATGTCAACAATGGTGCCGATTGCGGTTCCAATCTTGACTGTTGGGTTCGAGAGGTAAGTTGATGCTGGCATGTTTGCTCCTTAAGTTCTGATCTGATAGTAGATGATTTGTATTCGGTAGTTGTGGATTATGCGGTCTGGGCTTGGATAGCGCAATCAAGGTCGTAGCACGGGTACAACGCGCCACCAATCTCAAGGCTTGACGGACGGCCA